TAATGGTACCTGGAGGACTCTGTACTTGGTCTACCTCATAGTCCCAACCGATTGGACGTGGGTATGGTCGTATCTGCTGGTGTTGTCCATCAATCTCGATGTATCGTTGCGAACCGTTGTCTAGTTGATTGGTGTAAGAGATAAGCGCAACACTTAGAGTATCCTCTACGACCATTGGTTCAAGGTATGTAGAGTCATTTCTAATTAAACCACCATTGGTTACATACAACCAGCATGGAAGTCCTTTGCGTTCACCAGTAGCACGGTCAAAGTTTTTGTTCCAGAATACGACTTTACGGTAGCCTTCCCATTGTGTAGGTTGTTGGTCTTTGTTGCTATAAGAATCGGCAAAAATATTGTCGTCATCATAAGACTTGAAAGTAATCAGAATACCTGTATTGTCCTCTTGTATTTCATACACCTGTGGCTCAGCCAATGCGCCTACCTTACCATCCTTCACAAAAGCCCAAGTAATCTCATAAAAGTTCCCGGTTTGGAAGTTTGATCCGACTAGATTGGATTGACCTAGTGTCAGTTGCTCTGCCGGTTTGATGTTCTGTACTGGTGTTGTGATGTACCCTTCTGCATAGGACTGTGTGTAGTCTACACGAAGGTCTAAATCTTCTTCTCGTCTAGGGAGAATCGCTGTCGACTTGCCATAGGGATTCTGACTACCAGTTACACTTACATAGGGGTAGTCTCGATGCCCCAAATACAACAGTTCCAAACAATCTATCGGCAAGTCATAGAACCGTTTCTTTATTTTCCAGTTGCTATTTTCTGTAGAGGTATCGCCCTCAAACGGTCTGTCTAACAGTATTACTTGACCGGCTAACACTTTACTGATGGTGTATTCCATCGTGTCAATCTCAATGGGTTGACCTTCCCAAATATCGGGATCATGCAAACGGTCAATGGCTGCAACAAAAGCAACTTGTCTTTCACCCTTGTTGATGGAGGCAGTAACTGTACCACCAGCATTGTTCTCTGTATCGGTGCCTGGCAAGATGTCTGTGTGCAAACGCATGGTGCCAAGTTTGGTAGTGAAGTTCCACCGTTTCATAGTCCACAGGCTGTAATAGGCATCGTTGATCAGTTCATCCAATTGGTCATTGAACTGCGACAACTCTGGAGAGTAGTCTGTGATATTCTTAATCTTTTCTCGCAATGCTTTTAAGTTAGCCATAGGTCACCATATGAAAAAAGGGTGGGTGTTTCCACCCACCCTTAGGAGAATCCAACATACAAAGAAGTCTTAGAATTGCTTGATCACAAACACAGTTGCAACGTTAGCAGTATCTGCCTCTGCCGCAATAGCAATGATGGGCACTACATCTGTGTTTAGATAAACACTTGCACGACCAGCGGTAGACCCAACGCACAATGTGGAACCAGCAACAGTTGCTCCATCTACATTAGCAGAAACGTGGATACCAGCAACTGTTACGTCAACAGTTTCACCAGCGGCAGTCGCACCATTGAGGGCGAACCCAATAGCGCATTTATCTGTGGCAGTACCAGTATCGGCTTTGACAATGTAGATACCTTTATCGCCATCGCCTGTTTTGCTCAAGTCCAAAGAGACCAAGTCGTTAGCAGCAATCGCCTCAGCAGCAATAAATGTTTCGACTTGACGACGATTCATTGCTCCAACACCAACCGGTGTAGTTCCACCAGAAGGCAAGGCATTGTACTGAGAAGTTTCTAAGTATTGAATAATATTTTGTGTAGACATGATAAGCCTCCTTAAAATGTGTCGCCATCGAAAAGAACACCACAAGAACCAAGATGGTCTGCAATCAATTGCATTTTAACATACAATTGGGCTGCACGTGCAGTAGTTCCAGAAATGTGCTCGAAAGGTGAAACAGCGAAGTCAGCATCTTTGTGCATGCACAACTTAACACCATCGAAGTTAAGGAAGTAGCCAGACAATGGAGCAGTTTTACCAGCACCACCGTTCAACGATGCAGAAACATAGTCAAAACCAAGTTCAAGGTCTTGTTCAACAACAGCACCACCAAAGGCAAGTTGCATACGTCCACCATCAAGAGTTTTCTCATTGATGAATCGCTCTTGTGCAAACAAAGCACGACGATAGTTAGCCATTGCAGCCTCAGACAACAATACACATTGAATCTCACCCATGTGAGTTACAGTGTTTGCTTGGATAGCCATTTGTTGCATGCCAAGAATACCGTTTGTACCGAAAGCAGCACCAATGTCAGACACTTGGTTTAACCAACCGTTTACTGGATAAGCAGTCTTAGATACACCACCAACACTGTTGGCTTGAGTAGCCTTAGTTTCTGCTTCCAAGAATCCACCAGCAACATTACCGTTCAAAGTGTTTACGGTAGTCAAGATGGTAGAGTTACCACGCAACAACTGCTTGTTGAGTTCACGTCGCAACATACCCATTACAGAACGCATACGTGCCTCGACAATCTTAACGATAGCCTTCTCGCCTTTGTTCTCAAGTTCTTCCTTCTTGGTGATTACGATAGGAGCAGTGAAGTCAGCCCATTCGTAAACTGCTGGTTGCAACACGTCTTTAACTGCCAAGTTGACAGCCTCATAACCAGTAGGAAGGTTTGTGATTTGTGAATGTTCAGCGATAGAGAGAGGACGTTGGATTTTGATACCACCATCTTCGTATTCAATACCGTTGAATCGCTTTGCGTTATCTAAGAACGCGACTTTTTGAAAGAGTTCGTCAACTTCACCATCTCGAATGGAGTACAAGGTTGACGACAATAGATCATTAGAAATAGCCATTGTATTACCTGTGTTTAAGTTTAAGTATTTGAAGTTTGCTCAAACCGTATTCCATTGGAATGGTTGTTGTCCGAGTGCTCATCGAGTTCTTTCAACATAAGCAGTGTAAATTTTAATTCTTGTATTGTCAAGTCCTATGCCATAAGACCTTGTTTCCATTGTTGCAACAACGCATACAGCATATTGCCTGGGCACTCGGTAGCACCGAAGTCCCTGTGACCATATACGTTACGTCTGTCAAGGTTATATTCTTCCATCAATAGTTTCAACTTTGCCCACAAGGATTCTAGTTGCAACTTGTTTGGTGGTTCCTGTGATGTATTGCCAGTCACACAGATTCCAATACTACCCTTGTTGTGACCTTTACAGTGTGCGCCTGTCTTGTTGATATGGCGACCAGTCTCTACTGTACCATCGCCCAAGATAATAAAGTGGTATCCGATGTCAGACCATCCATTGCCATTGACATGCCAATCTCGAATCTGCTCTACCGTAGTGTTCTTCGATGATGCAGTGTGGTGAATAATAATCTTATTGACGTTGCGCTTACCTTTGGGCATGAGGACCTACTTCTTAGAGTTAAGGGATTTATGATATTGGTATGCCTCCCAAGCATCTCGAAACTTGGGTGTACCAGATGGGGTTACAGACTTGCCACTACTTGTTTTACGAAGTGTCTCTCGTCTTTGGGATTTTTGATTCGCAATTTGCTCACGTTCTGCCTTGAGTTTCTGTGCATCCACTTTAGCCTTTACAATGTAGAAGGCATCCTCAAGTTTCAGTTCGGGTCGGTCTTGGAGCATTTGTGCCACAGGAAGGCGATAGGCATCGTCCATCAGTTCTGGATTCTCAGTCTTAAACGATTCAAGTTGCATACGTCTTTGCTTTATCTGTATTTCTTCCTGTGCCGGTTTCATCATTTCTTTGAGCATCTGTGCTGCTTGACGTTTGATTTCGGCTTGCATGCCTTCCGGTGTATACAGGTCGTATTCCTGCTCGTTGGCTAACTCTTGTTCTGCTCTGGCAAGGAAGGGATTATTGACTGACATGTCTTGTTGGCGCATGAGTTCTGCTCGTTCTGCCTCAAGTGCTTTTCGCATTTCTGCCAACTCTTGGGTCTTACGAGTATAACTAGACCGTATGTTTGCGACATGCTTTCTAACGTCCTCTGGGATGTGTCCCATCCACTCATGCAATGGTTTCATGCCCTTGTGGTTGGCATCCTCTGTAAATTCTTCGTAGTCATCCTCATTAAGTCCCAACAGTTCCTCAATGGTCATCAGTTCTTCTTCAGCAACAGCACCACTATCATCACTAACATCTGTGTCAGTTTCAACATCTTCAGCAGTTTCTACAGTGGTATCTTCAACAGTCTCCGAACCGGAGGTAGTGTTATTCATCGTCATTTCCTTTTTTGAATGGTTTTTGTACGTTTCTTCTTGGCAGTCTTTTCAGACTTCTTAAAATCAGCAGCAGTAGGAGCACCCTTGCTCCCTTTCTTTCTCATGGTTTCACCACTACCAGCCTTGATGCGCTTGCGCTTGGCATGGATGTTGGCATACAGTCCTTTCTTAGGTGGCATTATTCTCTCTTATGATAAGTCCTTTATATTGAATTAGAGGCTCGATGTTGTAGCAATACCAATCTATGGCAGTTTCATAGTTCCAGTTATTGTTAGACATTAGAACATCAATAAGCAAATCAAAGTCATATTCTACAGTATCCTCTGTCTCTAAAATAATTGCACTTGTAAAATGTTCTCTTGGTTCTAAGTAGATCACATTCTCTCCATGAACAAGGCATCCATATCTTCTTCACCCATAGGACCTTGTTCCATACCTTCAGCCTCACCCTCTGCCATCGCCATTTCTTCACCTTCCGGTTCTTCGTTTGGCATGGTTTGAAGGTATCGCTTGAACCCTTTGTCGGCAGCAAGTTTATTTATTTTACCAGCAAGCACCTGTACGTTGCCATCACCAGTAATCTCGTCAAAGTCAAAACCAAACTCGTCATCGACAATACCTTGTCCAATGGCATCTTCTGTGGCACCTTGGAACATAGCCAACACACGCACAAAGTCTGTAGGGAACTCTGTCACGTCACCCTCAAACATTGGATAGTCTGGTGTTTGATCAAACATCGGCAACAAACGATTCGTGGCTTTTACCAAGTTATTCAATGCCTTAGCACTAAACCGACCCTTGGGTGCCATCTCAGCAAAGTCACCTTCTTCTTCGCTTTCTGCTTGTTCAATCTCAATCTCGATGCCCATTCCTGGTTCACCCATCATATCTTCTTTTCTCATTTCGCACCCCATGTGTCGTCTAGTTTTCCACTGACTGCATCTTTGGCAGTAAATGCCTCCACTACAGCCTCCTCTTTTGTTTTACCACTTTTCAAAGCACTTGTGTAGGTTTCGATGTTTTTATCTTGTTCGGCTACACGTCTTTTCTGTGTCTCTACTGCTGTGTCCCAACGGTCTTTCGGAAGGTCAGCCTCACACACAAACCCTCTACTCTCCATTATTTTCTTCTCTTTCTGTGGGCTAGAGACATGCGTTCCAAGTGCCTTCGAGAAGTAACCATCGGCACCATACTTGCCAGTTGTATTCCAACTACCATGTTTGGGTGGCGCATACATTACACGGTACAAGTCACCACCACACCCCTGTTCATACGTATCTGCACCACAAACCTGTGGAAAGTTGTCGTTTTCAAAGTCCTCAAACATAATCAGTTCTTCATGCTCTCTTGAACATACTTGGCAACGGTAGGTATACAATGGCATGGTTATCTCTGTTGGTTAAGCATTTGTGCTAGTTGTTGTGCTGGTAGTTCACCCTGTGCGCCAACATCACCGGCAGTAGTCGCCATTTCACCCTGTCCTTGTGGTAGTGCTGTTGGTGGTGCCATAGGTTGTTCTATTTCTTCATTGAAGGATTCGGGCAAGTCGTAGATGCGTATCAGTTCCTCTTTTATCTTTTGTGGCTGTACACCCAACTGAGTAAGCACAGGCAACAACTGCACCAGGTTACTACGTTTCAATGCCTCAGACAGTGGTGTCGAACTTTGGTCCAATGCCACAATCTTAAACTTGGCATCCAAATCCTCTGGTGTGATCACCTTTGGTAAACCTTCTACCTCAATCACTGCTTGCTCTTTGTCCTCTGCCAACAACGACACAATCCGTAAATAGGTCTTGGCAATCAGTTCGATGGCATTGTCTCTCTCACGTGCCAACTTACCAATCTCCGAGGCA